TAACATACCTTTATGTTGAGTATAAAATTTTTTATTAAGCATAAGCCTAATCATTTGCTTTTCTATCATCTAACTCCTTTAATAAAATTTGATCTATTGTTTCTGCTATTGATTGATCTCTTTGAGTCCAGTTATTTTTATTAGCTTCCCAGAGATCGTACTTCCATTCATTCCATTTAACTAATATTTCTTTTTTCATACTATCATTCATAAAATATTTTCCTTATCTGTTCTGTGTTATAGTATTTAAGATCATCTTCTAGTGGTTTAACTATTACATTTGGATATCCAGAGGATCTTAAATTTTTTGCCATATCGTATGCTTTTGTTGTAGCATCTCTATCTAAACATATATATAATTTTTTATATGGTTGTAAATGGCTTTTGTGTATTTCTTTTAATTTAGTTCCCATAATAGCTATACCAGTTAATATATTAGATACTGCACAAGCTGACGGACAATCTTCTACAATTACAGAATCCTCACACTCACCACATTTAAAAGGCACGTCTTTATTACCATACATATACCACTTTGGGTAATCATTTTTATTTAATGCCCTACCCACTGCACCTACTATCTTATGGGAGTATCTATTTTTAATTAAGAATACAACTCTATCTTGCTTTACATCATATCTAAAATCTGCCCTACCCCACGACCAAGCCTCCCAACAATTATTTGTAGATAGCCAACGCATAGCTTTTTCATTAGAATATATTGATTGAAAACTATCTGGTATTGGAAAGTCTTTATCTTCTATGTGTAATTCCTGATTACCATGAAGAACTTTTTCTACATAGTGCATATTTTTTTCTCCTTCTTTTTTTCCTTTTGCTTTACAAGACGCATGAAAACAATACCAACTTATTTTATTTTCTGTAGTATCTACGAGTAATGTATTTTTATTATTACAAAATGGACAATCCATTCTAATGTTTGTATCTGGTGGCACAAACAAACCTTGCACAACTGCTAACTGTTGTCTATAATTCAAATAGGTACTTCCTCGTATGTAATTGTATATTTATCTTCAGAAAAGAAAGAACTCTTTTCTACTTTCATTAAATTATTATTTAAATAATAAGCTACATTATTCTCTATTAGATCTGCATCTGGTTCGTTGTCGAATGGCATCACTGCTACTGCGTCTATTCCCATTCCGAATATTCTTACTTTGTATTTTTTCATTGTTATTTTCCTTATCACATTTTTGTTTATTTGTCAAGTTATATTCTTTTAAAGTCATAATTTTTATTTTAAGACCTTTTTCTTTTAACTCTTTTATTCTCTTTGGGTTCCAATAAATCATCCCCTTTCCTCCTTTTAAACCATGATGTATCTCTACCCTCTTTTTTGCACCACTCATGATGTAATATTTCTATAGGTCTTATATTTTTATAATTCATCCCCCTCATAGTCTACCTTTTCTTTCTTTTCTTGTTCTGTATGGTAGTTTATATTTATAAAAACTAATATTATTTTTTCTACTTTTCCATTCTACTACCACATCTTTTGCATCACCTGCTTTTGTATTAAAAGATATCATAGCTTTTTTTAAACTCATAGCTTCTATATCTTGTGACTTATCTTGTGTTATAAATTTATATGTTATCATTTATTCTCCTCTTTTAAATTATCATTAAAGTGTAAATCTCTGTCCTCTTCTGCTGTAAATATAAAACAATTAGAATTTAATCCATCCATAGTATTTACACACATACAAAGTTCTTCAATATCCATTACAAATTTACTTTGTTGTTCTATGTCATATCCATATATTTTCATTAATGCTCCTTATAGCTTACTTGTTTAATTGAACGACTCCAACAGGCACGACAACTACCACACTCGCCATCTTGTTTGTAAGCAGGGCAATCTCTACCTATTGCAGGTTTATCTTTGTGTACACCAGAAGTCCACTTCCAAAAATTAGGTGGTGGGCTATCTACTTTGATTGCTGATACACGCAAACATAAATTTTTTGGCACATCTTCTTCTTTGATTTGTTTTATTATTTGATATTCTCTCGTAGCCAACCAATGTTTTATCTGTGGTGTATGCTCACACACCTCAAATATTTTCATTAGATGTGAATAAGATTGTATATCACCTGCATCAAACCACCTGTGATATCTCTTTGATTTGTCTATGTTTTTATATTTTATGGTCAGTAGTTCTGCCATATAATCTACCCACTCATTTAGCTCTATTGCATTTCTTCTAACTTCATGTGCATTGAATACATTTTTAAATACATACCTACCTTTTAATGCATAACAAGAATGGCAGATAGTGCCTTTTACTTTTGCTAACTTTGATCCTGTCTTACAATGCTTTGCAGATATACCCCAACCAAACGCAGGCATTTTACTTGGATTAGATAGTGTGCCTATCTTTTTTTCTATATCTTTAATCTTCATCTTGCTCACTTTCGTAATCATTTAAAAGAGAGTCAACATAACCTGCAGTATCATCATCAATTTCTGTTATAGTTTCTTCAGTTCCATCACTCCAAGTTGCGATTATTGCCCAACCACTAATTATTTTTTTCTTTTTCATAATATAACTCCTACAATAAAACCAATGATAAACCAAACAATCTCTGTTCGGTAGTACAATGACAATATATTTATCTTACTGATTATCTTTTTCATATTTTTTTATCCAATCTTCTGATACCAAATCGTAATTCACTTTGTGTTATGATACCATTCTTATAATTAAATTGCAAAGTTTCATACAATTTTTTTATGTGATCGTGTGTAGTTCCTGCCATATCACACCACAAAGAACAATCAGCAGTATAAAACCAGTTCCTTGCTTTTGATTGTAGTGCAGGGCTAGACTCACTATTACTTAATATACCAAATGCATCTTCCATCATCACTTGTATTTTAGCAATGGCTAACTTTTCATCTGGTGTTTTTTCTTTTTTTTCGTAAAACATATTTATCCTTATAGCACATTTTACTAATTGTGTCAATGTGACTCGTTGTTTTTTTTCTTATTTTATGTTATAGTATCCTGTCGTTGCAGGGGGGTTAGTATATATCATTCAGTATCATCTCTCTTCCATTTCCTACCTAATAGATATTGTAAGTTTTCTTTTCTTTTTCTTTCTTCTTCTACTTTATTTATTATATAGTATGCTATTATTATGCCAACAAAAAAGGCAATCATACTAAATAAAAACATACCTAGTCCATGATAAAATGTCATATTACTCCTTTAGTTTTGGGCGACTTGTCCATCAAGATTTCTAGTTTAAGCGATATTACTAGCTTATAAAAGTTGCAACTTATTATTCCCATAGTAGGTCTTTTCAGATGGTTTGATTTCCTACATCTTATACAAGTCATAAAAAAGGCTAGGCACTCCGTCTGTGATTAAAAAACCACCCATAAGACGTTTGTGCCTAACCATATCTCCTATCTGTTAAGAGGCAAGTCCGATACCATGTGCTTTTTTCCAAGCTAGTATCTTCTCTTCTCTCGTAGGTTTTGGTGCGCCTATATTCATAATTGAATCGGCTGCGTCATCAATAGATATTACCAAGTCCATGCCGAACTTATCAGCAAGTATCTCTGGATCAATTTTCCATTGTATCTTCTCGTGGTTAGCAAAATTTTCTACCTGCGAGAACTTAGTCATAGATTTAATTACTTCTTTAAATCTATTGACTCTAGCTACAACAGTTTGAATCCACTTGGTATGTTTAGTGACAACATTTTGCTTTGCTTGAATCATCATTTCAAACTTAGCAAACTCCAAGTCTGTACAAGGTATTGCCCTTGAACGACAGCCCCCAGTACCAATTATATACAATGCGTGTTTATCTTTCCACGATTGAAAATAATTAGTGCCACCTTTACCACCTTGTAAAAAATGATTGTTGTCATTTCTACATTGCGATAAATAAGGATTGGTAGTCCTAGAGTATCTTTGGTCTGAACTTTTACTTTCAGCTTGTATATCTGCCTCAATGTTACAGTCAGGATTTAATCCTACTGCTTTCATTTCTTCACGATACATAGCATAGGCAAAGTTCTTACCATTATTACTACTACCACTACCATAACGAGATCCATAATCTCCATCTAAACTCCCATCTAATTCAAATGAGAAATGCCTAGACTTATCTACCTCGTCATTGTATCTATCAAGCACTTTTGGTGCGTCAATCACCTTAAAAAAGAAACAACTATCACTACCTACTGCATTTACAGTATTGTAATCTCGTTGTAATCTTTGTAAGATCGCAACATCTTCTAATTTAAATCTTCTTTGTACTACATCTCTGCAAGTATCAAATGAAGATTCAATCGTAGATTTTGCGTCATCTCGTGCTTGTTTGAACTCCTCTTTTTCGTGAGTGTCCAAAGATTCACAATGCTTACGAAAGTCAATAACACACGACTTCCTTTTATCAGCATTGAGTCTTACTTGTTTCTTATCCATACGAGTACTCCTTTGTTGTTGGATTAAAGATACTACTAACTAAATGTCAGTAGTATCTATAATATATATTATTTTAATTGATGTGTCAACTAGCTAGACCTAATGTAATTGCTAGTTCTTTTGCTTGTGTGCCGTCTATTGTAAGCCAATTATGGTCGGCATTTATTTGCTCTTGTGTTTGTGCTTGTTGTCTTGTGATAGGTTGTCTAACTCCTTTAAGTTTATTTATTAATTTATAAGTAGGTTCACTACTATGACCCCAACTATATTCAACAAACCAAGCATCTTCCAAAGGTAATACTTGCTTGTCAATAAAACCTACTGCATTCATACAAGTATCTTTATGCTCGTTCCACCATTGTTCACGACAACCATTAGAACACCAATAACCTAGCCAATGACTAACTTTGTTAGATTGATAATATTTAGCACCTTTACTACCACGAATTTGTGATTGTGTTTTCTTTTCAGGACATTTTTTATTTTGACACCACTCACTCATTGATATCCCCTTTCTGCTCAAAGTCCTCAAAGTTTTTAGCATAAAGATTTTTAATTAGAGTTCTTGTAGCTTTTGGAAACTCAACTCTAAATGAGTCTGAATCGGCTAAATAGCTGAATTTTAAGCATTTTTTGCCTATCAATAAATATCTTAATCTCTGATTCATAGGTACATTTCTAAACTTGTAGCCCTCTTGAATATCTAAATCAGTTACTAACATATTATGTTCTGGTGTAGTAGTTCTTTTACCACCTTTTTTATACAACCTTTTACCAGTTGTACCATCAATTTGAAACTGCCTATCTTTAGTATCAAATCTCATTACTCTTTTCTCACCAACAATTTCCATTCTCTTTGGTTTCTTGTAGAAGAAAGCACGACCTTTTTTAGATTTGTACTTGTCTATCTCTTTATCAATAAAAGTATGGAGTTGTTGCTTTGTTATATTTATGTGTTTCATAGCACTCCTATATTGTTTGGTTAGTTTTCGGGGTGGGTGGTTTTACCTTTATAACTATTAGTCCCCCACCCCCCTTGATTGCTTGAGCTACGCAAACACGTTGCGACTTCTTTAACGATACCTTAAGAATATCAACTCGTTAAACAAAAAAGGATAGCCAACTCTCGCTGACTATCCTTTAGTTATAACATACTAGATTAAGTATGTCAATCAATGTTTGATACTTCAGGTTTTTGAAGTTCGGTCTGTGGTACGGGTGCTGTTGTAGGAATAATCATCTGATGTTTTTCCCACAATGCCGTATCACTATTCCAATAGGTCAAAGCCTCTTTCGCTTTTCTTAATCTATACATTAAGTCTTGCGTAGGTTTGCCATGATTCTCTATTAGAACCAAACAATTAAGAAGTTCTTTTCTTAATGTTCTTCGCCATTTTAACTCCCAACTTGTATCAATTATTGGTTTAGTTTCTGACATATATGTACTCCTTGTTGAGTACCTATGTTATAGCATTAATCTTTGTGATTGTCAACTAGCTTTGCTATCTCTTGTACCTTTTCATCTAGCATATTTATATCTGAATAGACAGTTGATTGTTTTAAATATTTTGTTTTAAGTTTAACGGCAATTTCATCAAACTTTTTTATTTTTAATTTTATTCGCCTAGCTAATAGTGTCATTCACAACAAGCCTTAATAAATTTATCTGCATCAAAATTTTTATTATCTTTTTTAAATAGTTCACAAAGTTTTAATAATAACATATGCTCTTTATCTCTATATTTATTTATTATATCTGCTATTGCTATGTAATCTTTTTTTGTCATTATAATATCTCTCTTAGAAGTTCTACTCGGTTAATATTAAATTTTTTACATATTTTATCTATTTGTCTAAAAGCATTTCGCATTTGTTTATTGTGTTCTTTGTATGCTTTTAATTGTTTTTTAGTCATTTTTATTTTTGTTTCCATAATAAAATCAGTATATAAAAAAACCCCATGTATGTCAAGCAACACACATGGGGCTAACCTTTAGAGGGAACTAAAGTCTTTTATTTTGATAAGATACTTTTAAATTTTCTCATCATATGTTCTGTAATGTTATCAAGCTGATCTGTATTTTGCCATATATCTTGTAGTGTATGTAGCTTAACAGTATTTTCTTTGTGATAGTTTTCAGCTTTATTCTTTGAGTGAACTTCAGCTATTAGTTGGTCTGTTTGATCTGTCATGTTGTCCTTTCGGTTATTAATATAATATATAATAAAAAAGGGGATATGTCAATCTGACACACCCCCTTTATTTTTTACATTAGTATAAGGTAGCTATTACTAACAATAGTATAGTTGCCCAAAAAAATGTAGCTAATGTAGTTTGCATAACTATCCTTTCGTTTATGTAAGAATAGTTAAGCATAAAGTAATTTATTTGTCAAGTGATATTTATTTTTTATCGCTTGTAATTATCCATCTTAAAGTTGTAGTTGTAGGATCAAAGCTATCAAACTTTGCATTACTACAATTAGTTAAGAATAGTATGCTTATAATTAAAAGTATTTTTTTCATCTTGTTTCGCTTTTATATATGATTTATGTAATCGTTCTTGCTTTATTATTTCTTTATTTATCTTTCTTACTTCTGTTGTCGCTAGTAATAATAAAACAAATCCTAATATAATAAATAATATTCCTATAATATAAATTGTATGTATCATAACTAACATATTACAACTTTAAGTTTAATAGGTCAAATAAGTATTGATTTAATTAGTTTTCTTAAATTAATCAATAAAATCAATATTAATAGATTAATTTTCAACTATGTTGATTTTGTTTAAAAAATTTAATAAATACAATGCTTATTTAAAATAACTAATAAAATAAGTATTTATTTATATGCGACAATTTGTCATTATATATTGCCATAATGTTGACATAATTATAATATAAGTTTATGGTATGTTTAATTCAATTAGATATAAAAATATATCGGAAAGGAAATATGAATAAACTAAATAAACTTTTTAATAGTATAGGAAATAATACTATTGAAAATGAAAAGACAAGTTTAGATATTATAAATGAATATCTATTACTTGAAAATCAAGGCAAGTTAAAAAGAAATGAAAAAAGCATTTATGGCTTTTTAGGTTGTCGTAATGGTGGGGAAATAATAAGCAAAGTTAATGGTATAACAAAGCAAGATCAATTAAATGAATTGCGAAGTGTTATTGTTAATAACTTATTATTGCCTATCGCTGATTTATCGCATTTATCTAAATCAAATGAAAATGTTGAAGATATAGATAATGAAGATGAAGATGTTGAAAAGAGCGAAGATGAAAAACTTGAAGTCAAAATGGCTAAATATAATTCTGATTATCAAGTTGAAAAAACAAATGAACAATTAAGAAGTAATGCAATAAGAACAATGGCTAATAGAATTTGTTTTCCATTGGTTTTATTAATTGCTAAAGGCAATCAAAATTACAAATATCAAGATGGATTATTTGAAATTTTTGTTAAGTCATTTAGTAATGATCAGATAAGAAAAACTTTCGGTGTAAATTTAGAAGATAAAAAAGCACCAAAAGGAATTTTATCTTTTAATGCTAATCTTACTCAATTAGATAAACTTTCAAAAATTGTTTTATTTAAAGTCATATCTGATAAAAAAGATACTGATGTTGCTTTTACTCAATTAAAACAATCAGCTAAAAAAATGTCTGATAGTAAAGATAATTCAAAAAAGATTTTAAAAGTTGTTAAAAACTTTTTAGATTATTTTGATAAAAATAAACTTTATGCTGAATTGCATAATATTGAAAAACATATTTTCAATTTAGAAAACTATGGACAAGCTAAAGAAAAAATTGTTGAAGATGTTAGAAAACAAACTAAAAAACAATTATTCTTTTATGGTGATGAGGTTGTAGCTTTTGAACCGACCGAGTTTAAATCTAAAAATTTTACTGATTTTGAAAGTCAGTTTAATAAAAAATATTTAGTAAAATAAATATAAATAAATTAAGGGGCTATTGGTTAACACTAATAGCCCCTTTTTTTTGCCTATACCTACCTACCAAAAAACAATTAGACCCCCTTTAAAATTGCTCTATGATTGAGAATGATTCTCAACTAGAACCCAAAATATAGAACATAACAAGAACACCCAAAAATAAAGCTAATAATTAATATTTGATATTTTTTAAAAAAAGTTTAATAATATAGAAATGAAAGGGGGTAAAATAAATTATGATGTCAAAAAAGCATTTTGAATTAATTGCTGAGGTTTTATCAAATCAAAAAGAAATAGACATTAAATTAGTTAATGAATTTATGGATATATTTGAAATGATAAACCCAAACTTTAACAGAAATATATTTTTAAAAAAAGTATTTAATAAGAAAATTTATATTTCTGAAGAAGATAAACTAATGCAAGATAAAGATATTAAATGGACAAACACATCAATAATTAAAAGTTATGAAAGCTGAAAAATTTAAAAATACTTATAAATGCTCAGGAAGTATTAGTATTTATAAAAAAGAGACAGCCGAAAATAAACCATATGCTTTTGAATATTTTGAAATAAAAAATATAATTCTTACTGACGATAATGTATTTGAAATATTTGAAGATAAATTAAAGTATATTGCAAGTAATGAAATTAAGTTGATTGGTGAAGATAATATCAGATATTGGACATATCAAATTAGTTCAATAAAAAATAATAATAGCTAAAATTAATCAAGCCATATTAAAAGGAAAGCCCCTGTCTATTCGGGGGCTTTTTTTTTGGTCAACACTAAATTATTATTTGGTTAACTCAGGGAGTTTTTAGGTACAAAAAATAATACTCCCCAAATCTCCCAAAGGTGTTAACAAGTTTTAACTCAAGGGAAATTTTAGGCAACACCCCCAAAATTTTTTGGGTTGCCTTGATGTTTTTGTAAAAAAAACCCTTGCGAT